ATGGGCATTAATTCTTTAGATAAAATTAAGTGTTGCTTAAAAGGCTTATGCTGCCTTACTCCTTTTTGTTGTGGCATCTATGCTGCAACTATGTACTTTATTGCCGGAAATATATGGAGCGGTTTAGGGAGTTTGTTGACCGGTATCGGAATATCTTGGGGAATAACGATTTCATTCATGTTGGGGAGACTTGAACTCAACATGAATTCATTGTGGTTTGGTTTATGTACGGCATTAGGCGTGATTGGAGTTTTTGCTGGAAGCAAGGTGTTTGACCATCGCTACATCGAAGTTCGCCAAGAATTGACATCCGCCTTTCTGAATGCACCATTACACTGCAACAGTGACTTGAGTGAGTTAATGATAAAAGGGGCAGAACATTGTTCGACTCAATTATTATCTGACATGATGGATTTTAGCAGTCAAATGTCAAAGGCGATTCACTTGGATCCTGTATCCTCGCTGGTTGATAGCACTTATTCTGTAGGGCAAGATAAAAAAGTTGATAGATGCCTAGTTGACTATGTAGTGCTGAAAAAACAGTGCCCTAATGCCTTTTCCATGGTTGAAAAAAAATTTCCTGAACTTCTGCATTAGTACCAGTAGTTAAGCGCCATTACTAACCTTTAGTTTCTGGCGCTTAATGATTTATAGAGCTAAATCCAACTGATTTTCCCCCTTGTGGCTACGGGGAAAGATATTGGTGGGGACACATGCGCCAGGCGCGGGCTTCGTTTCGTTCAGCGCTTCATCAATATGCGTCATGCTGGTAAAGCAGTAGCCGCACATCATGTTTTGGCACTGGTGATAGCTACGTCGAACCAATGGGCTAAGTTCTACGCTGGTACGTGTTTTTGCAGTTGCGCGGCACTTTGGACATTTGATCGCCATGACAACCTCTCAAACGGTTGGTGTTACTGTCATTATACACAGGCGTTGCATTAATCATCATTATCGTCTGCTGCCCAATCCGTTATTTTCACTTCAAATTCCAGCGATGTCGTAAATCCTGATTGGCTGATTTCATGTACGCAGCGTGTAATTATCCAATCGGCATTGTCGATAACCGTTTTAAATCCAGACATACGGGCGTGTAATTCGGGATATAAATCGGCACGGCCTCGCGCTAACGTCATACTGAATTCTGCGGCACCGCGTTGTAACTTCGACCATTTCGCTGCGGCTGCACGTTTTGCCGCTTGCTCGGTTTTAAACGTCGAACGCATGACATAAACATTACCTTCCGTTCCCTTCAGATAATTCCCCTCTTTACTGCTGGATGCGGGTTCTTTCTTTTTAGCTGGCGTACTGGTTTTGCGTTTATTTTTTACCTTTGTCGTTTTGGTCTTGCCAAAATTCAGATCCAGCCAGTACGCGGTCACGCCGGTGTACGCGTCGCGGTCAGCAACGCGGAAGCTGTGACTGTCTCCGCTACTGCGTGTAATGGTGATGGCCGGTAGTGGCTTGCCACTTTGTGAAACCGCCTGCCCTGGAACAATAAACAGCAACATACCGTTTTTTATGGTTGTGATTGCCCCAACCATTTCTGCCATACGTGTGAGGAAGCTGATATCTGATTCATTCGTCTGGTCAGCATGGTCAAGTTCCAGCTTCGACAGCCGTTCTGTCACACCGGCTTTCAGTCCGTAACGGCTGGCAATGGCAGATACCACAAACCCGACGGTCACATTGTGCCAACTGTATTCACGCTTAACGTTAAATGTTTCTCTGAAATCCGCGCTGCGGGCGCTGATAGTCAACTGATCCGGCGGGCCACGATGCGCAATTTCATCAACCGTGAATGTCCCTTTGCTGATTAGCGGTTCATTCGCCCAGCCCAGCGCCACCGTGACCTTTGCACCGCGCTCCGGCAGGGCTAATTTTCCGTCTGCATCGTCCAGCACTAATTCGAGTGAGTCAGCTTCAAACCCGCGATTATCCGTCAGCGATAATGACATCAGCCGATCATTCAGCTCTGTAACTTGCTTATCGCCAACCCTCACCATAAACGCCGGACGGGGTGAGTATTCGTCCAGCCGTCCAGAAATAGCCCCTAGCGTGTCCATGATTGACATTGTTACCCCCTGATCTCTGCCTGAATACTCGCGTTACGCGCGCGTAGGGACAACCTGCCTCGGTTGTCACGCTCCTAAAACAAAGCAAACGCCGTGCACAGGCAGCGAAATCCCGCAATCATGAAGCCGGACATTTGACGCATTGAGGCAACAAGCATGGCGACTAATTATCATCACGGTGTGACCGTCCGAGAAACAACGGATCTCAGCACCATCATTAACGATATCGACTCGGCAGTGATCGGCGTGGTGTGTACTGCCGATGATGCCGACGCTGATACGTTCCCGTTAAACGAACCGGTACTTTTAACCCGTGTTGCCAGCGTATTGGGCAAAGCGGGTAAAACAGGCACGTTACACACCACGCTGAAATGCATTTCCGATCAGGCCAGCCCTCAAACGGTGGTGATCCGTGTGGCAGATGCGGCGAACGCGCCCGCAGAAGGCAATGAACCTAAACCGACTCAGGATCAGTTAGTGATCGGCGGTTCCGATGCCAACGGGCGCTATACGGGGCTGTATGCGCTGCTGTCGGCAGAGGCGCGTATTGGTGTTCGTCCGCGTGTACTGGCAGTGCCTGAGCTGGACACTCAAGCCGTTGCCGCACAGTTGGCCGTAATGGCTGAAAAGCTAAACGCGTTCGCCTATGTCAGTGCGCATGACTGCGCAACTATCGCGGCGGCGAAAACATACCGTGAAAATTTCTCCCAACGTGAACTAATGGTGATCTGGCCTGACTTTATCGCCTACGACACCGCAAAAGGGGAAAGCGTAATCGTACCTGCGCCAGCGTTTGCGGTTGGCCTGCGCGCCAAAATTGATGCGGAGACGGGCTGGCACAAGGTGTTATCCAACGTTGCCGTAAACGGTGTGCTGGGACTGAGCAAAGATGTGTATTTCACGCTACAAGGAACCGATACCGACGCCGACGAGCTGAACAGCAACGGCATCACCACGCTGATTAAGCAAAACGGCTTTCGATTTTGGGGATCACGCACCTGTGATCGTGAAACCTATCTGTTTGAAAGCTACACCCGTACAGCGCAAATCCTCGCAGACACCATCGCAGAAGCGCATTTCTTCTACATTGATAAGCCGCTTACGCCATCACTGGCAAAAGATATTGTGGACGGCATCAACCGCAAGTTAACGGCGTTGGTCACCGCTGGCCGTCTGCTGGGTGCGAATTGTTGGTATGACAAAGAAACCAACACCGGCGAAACGCTACGCACCGGAAAATTAACCATCAAGTACAACTACACACCCGTTCCGCCATTGGAGCACTTGGATCTGGTGCAGGAGTTTACTGACGAATACTTCGCGACGTTCGCTAATACGTTCAGCGGGTAAGGGGTAAATCATGTCTCTGCCAAAGAAACTTAAATACTTCAATCTGTTTATCGACGGTGACAACTATTTCGGCCAGGTGCCGGAAGTGACTCCGCCCAAACTCACGCGCAAGACGGAAGACTATCAGGCGGGCGGTATGCCTGGCTTTGTCGCGATTGACTTCGGTTTTGATGCGGGCGCGCTGGATATGGAAATCACCCTCGGCGGGCTGGATGCTGGCCTGTTGAAAAAGTGGGGCGTCTCCACTGCGGACGGTATGCAAACGCGCTTTGCAGGTTCATATCAGGATGAAGCCACAGGCGAAGCGGTGCCGTGTGAAATCCAGACGCGTGGCCGGTTTACCGAGCTTGACCCAGGCTCTGCCAAAGTGGGTGAAGATACGGCACATAAATACACCCTGAAAAATACCTACTTCAAGCTGACGATCAGCGGTGAAGAGGTCATGGAAGTGGATGTGCTGAACATGATTTATAAAGTGGCCGGTGTCGATATACTGGAAAAACACCGCGCTAACGTTGGGTTATAAAAGGAAATGTCTACCATGACTGAGAAACAAAATAACGTCGTCATTCTGCAAAACCCGATCACACGTAAAGGCGGTGATGTGAAAGAAGTCACGATCACCGGCGCACTAAAACAGGCCGGATCGCTGCGCGGGCTGAAGGTCTACGATGTGATGACGTCCGATGTGGATAGCCTGCTGACGTTGCTCCCGCGCGTTACCAGTCCGGCGCTGACGAAAGAAGAACTCACAGCGATGGATACCTGGGATTTTTGCCAGCTCTCCAATGCGGTGGCGACTTTTTTGCAACCCTCTTCCCCAGCGAGCGAGACGGGCGCGGTAACGGCGTAATTCACTGCCCGTTTAACTGTGTTGAAGAGGTGATGGCCGACATCGCAGCAATTTTCCATTGGTTGCCGTCGGCGATGGACGCCATGCCGGTAGATGAACTGCTGGCATGGCGCAGCCGAGCGGCCGTTAGAAGCGGAAACTCGGAATGACAGATCGCAATCTCAATATTCGCGTGGCGTTCAGCGCGATCAATAATATGGCTCGGCCCGTCAGTGCTGCACGCAGCGGCACGGCGGCGCTGGCTGACCAAATCAGAGCAACACAAAACACCCTCAACGGATTAGGACGGCAGGCCAGCAGCTTTGACCGTCTGAGCGCTGCATCCGCTAAAACAACCCGCGAACTGGAACAAGCTAAAGCCAAAGCCGCCGCGATGCGTGCCGAATTCGGTGCCGCCAGTGCGCGAACGGACGAACAAAACGCGGCACTGAAACGGCAGCGTGAGCTGATCAGGCAATTATCAACGGCTCAGACCAACGAAACCGAACAGTTAAAACAACTGCGGGCAGAGCTGGCGCGGCACGGCGTGATACTCGACCGCAGCCGCAGGGCAACAGACCAGATTAGCGATCAAACCGCACGCTATAACCGTATGTTAGCGGAACAGCAACGGCGGTTGGCGGCGGTGACGCAGGCGCGAGCACGCTACGATAGGATGCAGCAGACAGCGGGGAATCTGCGCAGCACAGGGGCAATGGCAATCGGTGCCAGCGCAGCCGGTGCGTATGTCGGTGCCAGAATGATGGCCCCTAATCTGCAATCAGATAAAAGCGGCGCGGTGATTGCTGCACAAAATGCCGAAGCCCCTGCAATGGGGTCGCAGTATTCGAAAATCATTAAAGGGATTAACAGTGCCGGTGTAAGCAATGACCTTGCCCAGATCGCCAGCACCGTATCGGCGGTGCGTAGCTCACTGGGCGCATTGGGGGACGTCGGTGAAGCGGAATTAGACCGGATCTCACGCAAAGCGTTGGATATGCAATCCGTGCTGGGCGGCGATACGGCGGAACATATCCAGATTGCCGCCATCATGATGAAGAATGGTCTGGCTCGCAGCAGCGATGAAGCATTCGATTTGATGGCGGCAGGAATGCAACGCGTGTCTACACAGATGCGCGGCGAGTTACCTGAGATATTGCATGAGTATTCAACGCATTTCAGGAATATGGGCTACAGCGGATCAGAAGCTATGACGCTATTGGTCAATATGGCGCAGCAAGGGAAATTTGCGCTGGATAAAACGGGCGATGCAGTCAAAGAGTTCTCAATCCGTGGCTCTGATATGTCTAAGTCCAGCATCGCGGCGTATGACGCCATCGGACTGAATGCGCAGCGCGCGTCATCTGCCATCGCCAGCGGTGGCGCACAAGCACGTAACGCGATGCAGCAAACCGCGCAGGGGCTATTGAAGATTAAAGACCCAGCCGAACGGGCCAATGCCGCCATTGCATTATTTGGTACACCGATAGAAGACCTGTCTATCGATCAGATCCCTAATTTCCTGTCAGCGTTAGCCAATACCAAAGACCAGTTCAGCGATGTCAGTGGAACGGCCGAACGTATGGGCAGCACGTTACGCGATAACCTGTCGGGGGATATCGACAAGCTCGGTGGTGCACTGAGTGGGTTACGTTTTGCCATCTTTGAAAATGACTCCGGCGTTTTGCGCAAACTGGCTCAGGGCGCGACGGCGTTAGTGAATAGTGTCCGTGAATGGGTGACAGCTAACCCTGAGTTGGCTCAAACACTGCTTGTGGTTGTGGGTGGCGCGTTAGCGCTCACCGCCGCCATCGGCACCGTCTCTCTTGCGACTGGCATATTGATGGGGCCATTTTCCAAACTGCAACTTGGCCTATCCCTGTTAAGCGGTGGTAAGGGTATTGGCACCGTTACAAGTATGTTCAGCAGGCTTAGCGGCGTTATGACAGGTAGCCTGTCCAGCACTCGCGCGTGGGGGGGCATCCTTACCAGTATACGCAGTGGTATCGGTGGCATCGGCAATATCGCCCAAGGCGCTGGCCGTTCCTTGTTGATGGTATTCACTCAGCCAGGTGCGGCGCTATCGGCATTGGGTAATGGCGTGCGAATGCTGGCGACATCGGGATTTTCTGCACTGAGCGGTTCAGGGATGGCGGTATTCAATATCCTGCGTACCGGCTTCATGCTGTTGCTCAGTCCCATCGGCTTAATCGGCGCAGCAATCGTTGCGGCTGGTGTATTAATTTACAAATACTGGGAGCCGATCAAAGCGTTTTTCAGTGGCTATTTTAGTGGTCTTGTTGCTGGTCTTGAGCCTGTTAAACAATCGTTCTCTGCGTTATCGCCTATTTTCGACGGGATCGGACAGGCCATTAGTGGTGTATGGGACTGGTTCAAAAAACTATTTGAACCGGTCAACGCCTCATCGGAATCACTGAAACAATGCACGGAAGCGGGGAAAGTGTTTGGTGAAGTAGTTGGAATGGCGATTAGTGGTGTAGTGACGGTTATTTTGAAAGTTGCTGAAGGCATTGGCTGGATACTGGAAAAATTAGGGGTTATCCCTGAAGCCGCAAATGCCGCCGTCTCTGCATCAAATGCCATGAATGGGGCAATCCCACAAAAAGGCTATGAATCTAAAAAGCCGGTTATGTACGTATGGGATAAGAAACAAAAGAAAATGGTGGCGCAGGAATGGAAACCACAGCCCCCCAAAGAAGCTGATGCGGTGATTAAAACCGGTGAGGCAGCAAAACCACCGGCAAGCGAAGGCAATAAGCCTAAACAAACTGGGGTGTTGCAGGACTTGACGGGGAGCAATCCCAAAACAGAAAAAACAGGCAGCACAGCAAAGACAGAAGAGAAGAAAGACCCGAACAAGCTGGGTGATATCGTTTTTAAAAACGTACCCCCTGCGGTCATGCTGGCGAACGGCTATCGTGAATCACAGGTTATGCCTGCACAGCCCAAAATTCCCTTACTCGAACGTGTGAAGCAAACCGCCGGTGTGCTGGCCGCTTCTGTCCTGCCGTTCACCGTGCAACCTGCTGGGGCAGACGTTCCGGCCATCAATTCACCTGCAGCACAGATGAAAACAGCGATGTCTGCCGGTATGGCCAGCACAGACAAATATGAAATCAATATCACGATTCAGGATGCACGCAGTCTGGATGAAGACAAACTCGTCGCCAGACTGCGGCGGGAAATCGACGATATTGAACGCCGTAAGCAGCGTCGCCAGCGCTCACAACTAACCGATCACGTATAGGGCTTTTATCATGATGATGATTCTGGGTATGTTCGTTTTCATGCGGCAAACTGCACCGTACCAATCCCTGAGCCATGACAGCAGCTGGCGACATGTTAAGAATGACCGAGTCGGTAAATCCCCGCGTTATCAGTATATCGGCGCAGGGGAAGATAAAATCACGCTGGCTGGTGAACTGTACCCAGAAATAACCGGCGGCGATGTGTCGTTGAACATGCTGCAAACGATGGCCTACACAGGGAAAGCCTGGCCGCTGATCGAGGGGACAGGCAACATCTACGGTATGTATGTGATAACCAGCATTAACGAAACCCGTTCTGAGTTCTTTAATGACGGTAAAGCACGGCATATTTCATTTACGCTGAATCTGGAACGGGTTAGCGAGGATTTGCGGGAAATGCTTGGCGATATGGATATCGGCTTGCCCTTGTGACACAGACGCTTCTAGCTGTGATCGATAAAAAAAGCCCACTGTCTGGCTAACAGTGGGCTTCGCTTTCCCCGATGTATCATTATTATTTTAAAACCAACAACATAATGACATTTTGGGTGATTGTTTTATAAACGTTTATACAGATCGATTAAGCGTTATTGATCGGCTGTAGCGATCAATTCAGCATCCGGCGCAGTTGGCCACTCGATATCTGTAGCGCTCACATCAACACGGCTCAGTAGCACTGCATATTTCTGCCATTCAGTCAGTGCGGCTTTCTCTTCATCGGTCGCAATATCCAAATTAACAGCATACGTCAGCTCGTTGATGCGCGACGTTGCCGCAGATTTGCGCGTAGCCAGTTCCTGCTGGGCAACCTTGAGCGCGGCGGCGGCTTGTACCTCTTTATCGATCACCCACTTTTTCCCGTTCCATGCGTCGAATTCAGATGAAGGTTTCAGCAGCGTGACGTTATCAGGCAGTTCGCCGAACTGGCTAACGGTCTGTGCCTGTCGTGTTTCCGTGTTGTAGACAGTTTGGCCGCGATAATCTGGCACCTGCTCCCACGCTTTACCATCAGCGCTGCGGCTCAGAGCTTTGCCGACTGGCGGCAATTGCGGTTCGTCTGCGTAGCTGTCAGCAGGTAGGCCAACACCCTGCATGACGTATTCATAGCTGGCGCTCTGATACTCTCGCGTAACGGGGTTAACGTGATAAACCGTAATCCAGCCAGAATTCATTGCCAGCCCACGGTCGTTCAGTTCTGCGTTTTTGATTTGTGTTGAATAGTTGCTCATTATGCTGCTCTCACGATGTAGTTAAAGGCGATATTGCGCGGGCGGTTTTCGTTAGCTGTGGGTACGACGCGTGACGCGTCAAATGAGACATCAGAGTGATAAACGCCAACAAAATTCCCGCTAATTCCTGCCCCCGAACGGTTTGAATATGAAAATGCACCGGATGGTACATAGTTCTGTCTATCAACAACCTGAAATTCACCTGTTATGTTCCTTATTGCGTCGCTCTGCGCTGACAGCAGCCCACGCCCAGTATCAACACCGCGCCCATCATCCCAGCCGCGAACAAATTCGCCGCGCAAGTCTGGTAGGACGCCTGACGGATAGGCCGTTGCCAATTGCGGATATGCTGATTTATTGAATGACTGCCCATTGCACTTTATCCAGCCTGCCGGAGGGGTTGCTGATGGATATGGAACAGGGGCACCAACAGGGAAATCGCTGGGTAGATTAATATCTGTCGTACCATCGAACGTCACGCCGTTAATTTTGCGAGGGGTCGCCAATTTAGTCGCCGCCGCCGCAGTTCCATCCGCTGGCAACGCTGCATTCGCTTTTGCCTGCGCGTTAGTTGCAATAGAGTGAGCCGTAAAAAGCTGCTGCGCTGTCGCAGCAATAGTTCTGCTGTTACTGTTAATTGACGAGCTCAACACCACCACACCCGCGACGTCATATGATGCCGCGGGAACGTTTTTAATCTGTGACCATTCAGAATCAACGCTAATATCTGCCGTACCGTCAAATGCCACGCCGTTGATTTTTCGGGCTGTAGCAAGCTTAGTAGCCGCAGCCGCAGCGCCACCCGCAGTCAGCGCACCAACGTCACCAGCAGTGAGCACGATATCTGCCGACAGCGCTTTGCCGTTAACGGTACGGCCAGACGGCACACGTCCATTGGCATTGGTATTCGCGTTAGTCGCTGCCGTAGCGGCATTATTCGCGGCGGTGGTTGCTGCGGTGACGTGGGTGTCGGTTTCGGCTTTGGTGTAAGCCCCTACATCTCCGGCACCCAGCGCGATATCTGCCGATAGCGCTTTGCCGTTAACGGTACGTCCTGACGGTACACGGCCATTAGCGTTGGTGTTGGCGTTAGCCGCTGCCGTAGCGGCATTGTTCGCGGCAGTAGTGGCAGCGGCGACGCGGGTATCGGTTTCGGCTTTGGTGTACGCGTCCACATCGGCGGCGGTGAGGGTAATGTCTGCCGTCAGTACTTTGCTGTTCACCTTGCGGCCAGACGGCACACGCCCATTGGCGTTATCATTCGCCGCTTTCACCGCTTTTGGTGTTGCTGCCAACAGCTCACTGTCGCTGTTCGTCGCGTTGCTCAGTTGCACGAATCCCTTTGCGTTTAACGTGCCGTCTGGGTGTTTACGGTTTTTTTCATGCGCGTCAATAACATTATCCACATAGCCGCGTGTTGCCAGTACCACAGCCGGATCAATCTTCAACGTTACGGCATCGGTACTACTGACAATCAAAATCATGCGCACGGTCTGAATGCGGCCACTGCCTTCCTGCAATAACGGCTTGTACGTTTCGGCACAGTTACCTATCGCAACCAGATCGCCCTCAGCATCAAACAGGCCGATTTCACGTATCCAGAATCCCCCTTCATTTTCTGGAATGACCTGTTCCGCAATAATTTGGTTGGCGTTCACTGGGTCGATACTCAGTGTGTTGATGCCTGCCCGCCGTTTTTCATTTATCAGTGCGGTTTGTGCTGGGTTTGGTGTTGGAAGCGTGCCGCCTCCATCGCCGACAGCCATATGCGTGATATCAAGATGCGAACCTAGCACAGTGGCGTTTGCCAGTTTGGCGGCACCAATATTCGTTAGTAAGACAAAGTATTTCGTACTCATTGGGTTACTCTCATCGTATCAATCAGGTGAACGCCTGCGCCGACGACATCTAATCCGCTAGCGGTAATGGTTTCAGGAAAGTAGGGGTAAACAGTAAGCGTGTCGCCGCTGTAGCTAGTGGCAGAGACATAAGCTGCGCCTTGAGTGTCGAGGTTGATATTCAGCCCCAGCAGGTGACGCGACACAGGCTTAGCATCGGCAATCAGCCGCTCAAGCTCGTTAAAAACCTCTTCGGTAATACCGCTGTCTTGCACGCCAATATCTAACCGAAACGTGCCTGGCTCTCCGCCGTTCTGCCACCATTCGATAATTCGGATCAGATAGCCGAACGGCTCGACCACGCGACGTAGCGCGCCGACAGTGCCTTTATGACGATGAATGAAGTAGGCACTTTTTATCGCCTGGCGCTTGATGACTGCCGGCCATTTTTCATCCCAGCGATCAACAGAGAATGCCCATGCCAGATAGGGCAGCAGGTTTGACGGGCAACTTTCTGGATCACATAACTGACGTAACGGAATCGGCGTGCGGGATAATTCCGCGCAGGCTTTGGCTGCGGCAATTTCCAACTCAGATGAACCGACGGGTAACAGGCTGTTATTCATCTGATCCCCCGATATTCAGCACCCAGTTAGCGCAGTAAGACGCCTGGCTTTTATCAAGCACGATATCTGCGGCTGGGCTTTCCAGATCAACACGTTGTACACCTTCAACATGGAGTGCGGCGAAGATGGCAGAGCGGCGGATATCACGGCCTAACCGATGCTGTGCGGTGATATACGTCTGCAATCGGGTTTCTGCCGCAATTCGGATAGGCTCAGCTTCTGGCCCTGGATAGACGTACAGCGCGGCGGCAATTTCATAAGGAATGATGTTAGCGGATTGAACGGTTACACGGTCTGCTACCGGCCGCACATTCTCGGCGTTCAGTGCAGCAGCAACGGCTTGCAATAATTCATCACTGGCGCTGCCATTTCCTTCACGCGACAGCACGGTTACCGTGACGGCGGCAGGGCTGGGGCTAACTGCGCTGGCGTCGGCGACTCGACCATCGGCACTACGTGCGTGAAATTCATAGGCCGCGGTTGGCCCCGCAACACTCAGCCCTTCAAATGCCTGTTGCGCGCGTGTACGCAGATCGGCGTCAGACTCCATGACCGCTTCAATGGGGGGGATTGCTTCTGTGTCTTCTGCGGTGATAACCAGTCGCTGCACGTTAACGTTGGCAGCAAGCAGATCAAGGTCACTTCCGGCGGCGTAGGCCAGCATGTTAGCGCTGGCCGCTTCATTAACCCGCTGACGCAATAACAACTCATGATAGACAGACAGTTGCAGCAACTTGGTTAGCGGCTCAGATTCCAGCGCCAGCGTGCGTGTGATGGCATCACGTTGCTCGACTGGAAACAGAGCGATAAACATCGCCTTGCGTTCCGCATACAACGTTTCGTAGTCCAGTGTTTCAACGACATCAGGGGCAGGCAGCAAGGATAAATCAATCAATCCGCTCATCACGTCCCCTGTAGTGAAATGGTGGCGCTAAATGCCGCCAGATTGTCTGTGCGCTGTGCCTGAAGTGTGACGGCAACGAGTCCGGCACCACGGGTTTCCAGCGTGATTTTTGTTGGGGTAATACGCGGCTCCCAACGCATTAATGCGCTGTAGATCGCTGAGGTTATCTTGAGCTTGATTGCTGGCTCGTGAGGTTCGTCAATCAGCGAAAAAAGCTGTGAACCGTAACTGCGCCGCATTAGGCGGCTACCAACAGGGGTGAGTAAAATATCGCGCACTGACTGGCTGATATGCTCATCATCAGTAATTGCACGTCCGTTACTGGCATTCATGCCGATGTATTTTTCATTGCTCATTGCGGGCCATCCGTTTGGCTGCCGCCGCGCTGTACGCCGCCGTGAGTGTGACTGTCTACGACCACGCCATTTGATGACATTTTGCCGCCGGTGTGGGTGATATCACCCGCATCGTGCCGCCTTTTTCTACGCTGAGCGTTTGAGTGCTGAGATGCTGGGTGCAAATCACTTTCGGGGTGTCCAGCGTGATAGATTCAGCCGCTTCAACGATCACCTTTTTGACGCCTTTAACGGTCATCGTTGAGGTGTTGGCATCATACGTTTCGCTGGCGCCATCGGGATAAACGGTGGTGTGTACCTTTGGGGTGTTGCTGGGCGCACCGTGCTGACTGGAATACAGGCTTAACACGATCACAGCCGTTGCCAGATCGCCGCCTGGTGCTGCGATAAGAACCTGTTCGCCCACTGACAGCGGCCACCACGATGTAGCATCACCCGCGCGCGCTACGCCCCAGCGTATCCAGTCCGTGGTATTCCCGCCGGTTTCCACGCGCGCCAAATGACGCACATGATCGACATCGACAACCGTACCGATACGGATCAGGTTATGCAGCAGGCGGTCAAACTCATTGGAGGTCATGGCTGGCGCTCGATAATCAATTCATAGCGCCAGTTTCAGGTGTCGCGCGCGGGCGCACAACGGAAGGGGATTGTAGGAGGACGGCAACAACTAATCGGGTTGAATGAAGTCCGTAATGGTATCGGCCACCCAGTCCAGATCGGTGGGCGTTAGCCCCAGTAACTCACGAATAGGGTAACGCACGGACGAACGTCCTATTTTGTCAGCCTCGCCAAACTGGTGAACACGCGCGATACTGGCTGCATGACCACTGAAACCAACGGCCGCACTATTGGGTGATGTGTCGATGCGTAGAAAACGGACAGTGCGCAACTTGCGGAACATCGTTTCTTTGCGTGCCGGTGCGGTGGAGACGCTACTGACGTTAATACTGAGATAGCGATCGATGTCAGCACGCAGGAACGAGCGCAAACCGCCGCGCCCAACATCAAAGCCGGTAATCATTCGCTCACCGCTGCGGCCTTTGCTGCTGTGCCAGTTGCGTAGTTCTCGCACCTCACTTTTCCACATAAACCGGACGCCACCTTGTATGCGTCGGGCTTGCCTTTTACGTCCCTCGTAAGATGATCCATCTGGGTTCTGTTGCTGTGCAATCCGTTGTTGCTGACGTTTACGCAGCCCTGTTGCAATCTGTCGTGATAAGCGACGCCGTTGATTAGCCGCCAGTTGTTCAACAACGGATTTCAGATATCCATCCAGCTCCTGAAACAGCGCGTCATTCTGGCTCATCATTAACCTGCCGTAGCGTCATGAATAACTGTGCTGGCCACATCGTCTTTTACCAGTAATCCCCATGCATCCTGTCCTTCCATCGGATCAGGTGGCGGATCAGTACGATGACGAGCGTTGATTTCGCCAGCTTCATTGCGGGTGACGATCACCGCCTCATCAGCCTGGATACGGATCAATAAATCGGCCGTACTATTACTCAGCAAATCCGCTTCAAACGTAATACCTGTTTTACGCCGTTCTGGGTTAAGTAATAAATCCGGTTGATAGATTCTCGCCCACATCAGCACTGGCACCATTAGCGTATCGATAGAATGCGGATAGTCCATTGCCAGCACTTCCAACGTGTAGCGATATTCAAAGGAGGCGGAGCGCGCACCGGTACTTATTGCATTCCCTTTCTGTACATAGACGACCAGTTGATCGGGGTTTTCCCGCAACCACGGCACCTGTTCGCTAATGGCTTTTCTCAGCAGTTCCGCTTTTAGCATGTTGTTGCTCTCTTTGTTGTTCAGCCTGTCGAATGAGCGCTTTATCTTTATTGGCGCTCTCCAGTGCAGCCAGCAGCAGACCATTCCAGCCAACGGACTGGCCGTAGGTCAGACGGTTATTGACTATCGCGCCCTGCGGCAGCGGTATTACCGTCGGTGCGGTTAGGTTCGCTGGCAGGGGAACGCAGGCTATCGGCACGTAAACGGTTCGCGTAGTCGAGCAACTGCACAGCAGCGCCATCAGGCACAAACTCATTAGCGCAGACCTGACCGGCCAGCGCCTGATTAATCGTCTGACTACGTGTATCGGCATCTTGCTGTATCTGGCGTTTATCATGTTCAGCCTCGCGTGACAGCGTGTTGAATATCTGGAAGGTACGTTGCTGATTGTTGATAACGCGCTCGGCGCTGTCCCGTTCTGCGATTAACGTTGTGATTTCACCCGAAAGCCGCTGTGATTTTTGTCGGTAGTGTTCAGCCAGTACGATAGCGGCGAGAAACAACAGCGTGGCGGCTAATGTCGCTATAACTTTTCCAGACATAGCATTCTCTCGGCCTCGCGGCGGTTGGTTAACCCTTGCCAGACCTGACCAGCGGCCTTATTCCAGCGGCGTAATTCGTTACATGCGCCGATGAGATCACCACGGTTCAGTTTTTTAAGCAGGGTCGAACGCTCAAATGCACCCGTCCCGACGTTGTAGATAAAACTTGCCAGTGCAGCGCGCTGTAACTCACTGAGTGGAACCGTAACTAACCGATCGATGGCATGAAAAGCAGGCTTTAAATCCTGCTGTAACAATGCGTCGCACTCAGCATCTGTTTTGTAGTCACCGGCCTTTACATCACCGGTATGTCCGTAGCAAATCGTCCAGACTCCCGCGATATCACGGTAAGCGGTGTTCTCTTTGCCCTCAAAAAAGCCAACAAAGACGGTAGCTATCGCCAATGCGCACGCGGTAACGACGGGAATAATTCTCTGTTTCAGTGCTTCAGGTAGCATCACGGCCTCGACGTCCTGTTTCCTGCCCGTTCATCACGCGCAAGGCGTCCAACGTTTCTGGCAGGTTTTCATGATCAACTTTCCTGACCAGCTCTCGCATTAAGTCTGTGCGCTGTGCCTGGTCACGCTCTATGTTCTTTTTGTGGTTGCGGTTCACCCAAAACGTGAGCAACCCGATAGCAATCCCTATTAGCGTTGCCCAGTCACTCAGCGTCATTCGTCCTGCGGTAGCGATCAGCGTGGCAAGCAAGTAGGTGATTGCCGATGCCACGCGATCTGTCGTCAGTCCCATAGCTGTATGATTTCCTGTTGTGTTGCTGCGGTGACGTCTGGCAGCGTGACCAGCAGGCCAGCCGGTAACAATGGCCCACGTTCGCATAAGCCCAGATTTGCCGCGTAAACCCCTTCGGTTACACCGTCTGTTCTGCCGTAATAACGCCAGCACAGCAGATCAACGGTGTCATTTTGCTGTGCACGAACTTCCATCAGACCAACTCAGCCAGGCCGCGATTAACACCGAGGATGTCGCGGATAGCCCAGCGTCCGTCGCGCCACAGCGTGTCAATCTGTGAACTCAACGCCTCTGCGTGCTTTTCCCCCTCGCGCGTGGTGTCGATATCGCGATACCCCTCGATCAACAACGCTTTGGTGATGGAGTACACCGCACGGCGGTAGCGCCAGACCAAAACGGACTCGCCATTGATCTGGTCGAGTTCGCCAGCGCTATCGGGTTTAACCTCTGACAGAACGGCAAAACCACGTTGCGCCTGGCCGCTTCGCCAGTCGGACAACTGGTCGTTAACGTGCGCTACCGCTTCTATGGCCTTATCCATCAGGCGATCTGTTGTCACTTGCCCGTCAAGACGCATCGCACGACGCAGAGCGGACAGGACAATCACCGGCCAAAATGCATGGCTCATCACTTTCGCATCACCATCGTTGATGGTGTCCTGCGTGGCCGGCCTTACCGGCTCTGTGGCAATCAGGCTCATGGCACTACCTCAAAAGACAGGCGGTGGACGACGCAACACGACACAATAAATTGCCCGTATTACGCCGTGCCGCCTGGTGCGCGGGGGCACGTTTGGTTACGACGCGCTTTTTCGGGCGCGTGGTGTCGTAGTTCGTGATGCTTTCGCCGTCGATTTACGTGGCGCTCTCGTTGCTTTGACGGCTGGCTTATCCGCAGGCGGTGGCGCATCTGTGTTTTCTTCCTCTGGCTCAGTTGCTTTCTTGAGCGCCCGCCCCAGTAACTCGATGTCGCGTTTAACCCCGATGCCATCAAACAGCGTGACAGCGCGTTGCAACCAGTCGCGCGCGGCGCTCAGTTCTTTAGTATCCAAGCGCAGGGTGTAGCCCAACGTCTTGTAAAGTTTGGCGCGCACCTGATCCGGCATGTCTTCGCTAGCGGTAAGCCGTTCCAATTGCAACAGCAGGTCAGCAGACAAAGGAACCATGTTTGTATCGGCTTTAAATGCTGCCAGTGCGGGATCGCAAATCTCATCAACCAGCGTGGTGGCAACGGTACGTTTATACTGATCGGGCATGGGCAGGCGATGACGCAGGACATAACCAGCAATACGCAGTGCATCGCTAATCAATCCAGCATCAATCGACCAGATCATGATCGTGGTCAGCACTTCATCAGCCTGGCCGCTATCTGCTGCCAATACGCCATTAACCCAGCCCTGATAGTCGGGCAGCAGTTCGCGTTTCAGTTCGGCCTTTGTCGTGGCAGACTGCACCTGACTTAAACGGGATTTATCCATCCTCAGCCGATGCAATTGCTGTTCGTAGGCGGTGCGCTCAACGTCACCGCCGTTTGATTTGCCGTGGCGCTGGGCCATGACAGTTTGAAAATGTCGCTGCGCAGGTGTCAGCATGATGCCCCCTTGATGCAGGCCGAGTGTTATCTGGCCTGCTTGCCGTTGAAATTAGCCTTTCGCCGGTGCTGCCGCAGCAAACGTAATGCCTTCAATCAGGCATCCTGTTCCGTAGTCTTCAATGACATAGGCGTCATTGGATGACTCATAGGTCGCCACACGGTTAAATTCCATCTCATCCCGCACGGCGCGGCGCTGCTTGCCGTCCTGGAAGTAGATTGACAGGTTACTGAATGGGGTAATGAACATGCTGCCATCAGGGAAGAACGGCGCAATAAAGGTCGGCAGGTTGCCGATAGCTTTACGCGATACCAGTAGTTGGCCGGCCAGTGCTTCCGAATTCGGATTGGTAGTATTGATGGCGTTAATCAGCGGGTATTCTTTGCTGACCATGATCTGACGACCACAGATGACCACTAAGTCTTGTGACGATTTAAACCACTCATCCAACAGTGAATTGGTGGCGTCATAGACCACGGCGTCAAGGTTGCCGTAATCGCCTTTCGCGATGACTTTGTTTTCATCATCACGGCTGGTAACGGTGATGTTTTTCATCACGCGTTGTGATGCATGGAGGCGGTATTTTTCCAGCCAGCCGATATTCACATCCTGCAACAGCGGGTTGTTTGCCAGGTCGGATTTAGCGGCACGCGACGTACCGTTAAAACCAATCATGATACGGTCGAGCGCTTTACGCTTGATGATCTGGTTGCTAATGCGCTGCTGGAAGTCGGGGAATTTAGCCCACACATCTAATTGTGGATAGCTGATAAACGTATCCGTATTGGTTTGCTCACAGCGGTATTTATCATCATCCAGCGTGTGAACAGATTTCGGTTCACGACGTTCCGTACTTGACGTGCTTGAACTGGAAACCGGACCACTGATACCGAGTCCCAGCTTTTGACCTTCCTGTTCAGATACGCCAGTGATATTGATTTTTTGCAGCAATTCACTGGATTGCTGGATTTTATCTTCCAGCTCCTGTTGTACGGACGGTGCAATGCTGAATTGCGTCGTGACATGCGCTGGCTGGATGCCGTTTAACTCAGCCTGCCGATTAATATAAGCGTCAAACAAAACGCGTGTTTCATTTTGCATGTTAGGTTCCTGCGATGTTCGGTTTAAAGGGTGATTAGCAGTCAGCTAACACGACATTGGATTGCTGGTTGCCGCCGGAAGCAGGGGGGCGTTGGCTAAAGTTGCCATCCTGTCCGGCAAGCTGTTCTTTCAGCTCTGTTAATGACTTATTCAGCATTTCCACGTTGCCTTTCAGCTCGGTGTTTTGCGCTTGCAACGCGCTGAACGTTTCGGTTTTATCCAACAGCTCACGTTGGCTTTTGGCGATCAGTTCAACCGCCTGTTTCAGCTCGCCATTTTCTTTACTGAATCGTTGCTGACTGCCGGTTAGCAGCTCAGTGATGCGGGAAAAGAAGTTTCGGCCAGCGTCGCCATTTGGCGCATCGTCTTCAAATTCCAGCGTGATCGGCGTATCAGCGGCCGTGAAGAAACATTCAGGGCTGGTTTTTCGCCCGTCCAACGGGCCTTTGCCGCCGCACTTGGCGTTAAACTCCAGAATGCCGACGCCCAGACTGGCGGGATCGTCCGTCATCCCCAGCCCCATCAAATAGGCTTCACCGGTGTCAGCGAAAGAGGGGTGAATTTCAATGCTGGGGTAAATTTTCTGGCGTTTTGTGTTCAATGCCACCAGATCATCTGTCGCATCAATCTTGATTTGTAGCGCCAGCTTGCCTTTTAACGGCCCGTCCTGAATCTCAAACTCGCTCACTTCCTCCACGTCGCCATACGCCCGAAAATCGCTGGTTGGCGAGTAACCGCGAATGTGTTCAAGGTTCACGCGAGCACCGCGCACCTGTTTGTTGAAGTTTTTCGCCATTTGCGAAATGTGCGCACGTTCAAGGGTACGGCCGTCGCAGGTCGCGCCTTCAACAGCGGCAAGAAACGGTTTTGAAATCGGCATGGTAATGCTCCGGTGATAACAGAGTGTCTGTCTGATACCCCTATCATCGCCACGCTTCACCGCAGGCGCTATCGGTGCGGGTTGTTGCGGAACCACGACAACGGGAGCCGATATTTTGCCGCGCGCGGGCGCGATAGCCTGTATGTATGAATCTACTTCCCGATATCCGCACAGAAGCCAAAAGCCTTTACTGGCAGGCCTATAGCATCCCTCAAATCGCGCAGCGGCTGGGGGTGAGCAACAACACGCTCTATTCATGGCGACGGCGCGATAAGTGGGATGACAGCACGCCGATCCAGCGGGCGCAGGAGCGCACAGAAGTACGCTATTTACGGCTGATAGAGAAAGAAGACCTCACGCCGCATGACTTTAAAACCATCGACCTGTTAGGCCGTCAGATGGCGCGTTTCTCACGCGATGAACGAAAAGATCAGGAAAAGGAGGCACGGAAGAAAGCGCCGAAAAACCATTTTACGGACGAACAGATCGCAGCGTTGCGCGCGCTGATACTGGAATCACTCTACGAGCACCAAAAGCGCTGGTACAAAAAACGCAAGCAGCGTAACCGCGCGATACTGAAAAGCCGCCAGATAGGTGCCAGCTGGTATTTTGCGCGTGAGGCGCTGTTAGATGCACTGGAAACCGGCACTAACCAAATCTTTCTGTCAGCCAGCAGGGCGCAGGCGTACCAGTTCAAGCGGTTTATTCAACTGCTGGCGTCCAGCATTGGCGTGGAGCTGAAAGGCGGTGACGCGATTGTACTGTCGAACGGCGCAACGCTGTACTTCCTCGGTACGTCAGCGGCAACCGCACAGAGCTACACCGGCAATCTGTACTTTGATGAATTCTTTTGGGTTAGCAACTTTCTGAATCTGCGTAAAGTCGCGGCGGGGATGGCGACGCAAAAAGGGTTGCGCCGCACGTATTTTTCCACGCCATCCAGTGAAGAACATGGAGCCTACACGTTCTGGACAGGGGATTTCTTTAACAAAAGCCGCCCTAAAGCGGAACGGGTAGAAATCGACGTTACCCACAAGGTTCTAAAGAAAGGGCTGTTGTGCGGGGACAATATCTGGCGGCAGATCGTCACCATTCATGACACGTTAGAGCAAGGTTTTGACCTGGTTGATCTGGATGAAATTAAATCTGAAAACAGCCCTGACGATTTTGAAAACCTTTACGCCTGCCGCTTTGTCAGCGTCGGTGAGCGAGCCTTTGACTATACCGCGCTGATTAACTGCGGTGTTGATGGCTATAACGATGATGTCTGGCCGGACTGGCGACCCTACACGCAGCGGCCGTTAGGTCATCGCCCCGTCTGGATAGGCTACGATCCGAGCGGCGATAGCGGCACAGGTGACAGCGCCGGTCTGTCTATCGTGTCTCCGCCCGCCGTTCCTGGCGGTAAGTTCCGCGTGATTGAGGTACGGCAGTTACGCGGTATGACCTTTGAAAAACAGGCTGAGGTCATTAAAGAACTGACCCACCAATACAACGTGCAGTTTATCGGCATTGATAGCACCGGCAACGGCAGCGCCGTGCATCAGCTTGTTGTTAAGTTTTTCCCCGCCGCCGTGAAATATCAATATTCGCCCAGCGTTAAACGCGAACTGGTACTGAAAGCCCAAATGCTGATCCGCGCGGGGCGGTTTGAGTATGACGCGGGGATGATGGAGCTGGCGCGGTCTTTCATGACGGTACGGAAATTTGTGACGCAGGGCGGCATGACGTCGTATGCATCAGACAGAACAAAAGGCAGCAGCCACGGTGACATTGCCTGGGCAACCATGCACGCGTTACACAATGAACCAATCGGCAGCGAGTCGGGCGGTAATGATGGATTTATTCAGGAGTTCTAACCATGTCACGTAAGAAACAGCACCCGCGCACGGCCAATCTACGCGCCCCAGCCGCACAGACGCCCGTAACAGGGGAATTAATCCAACAGCCGATTGAGTCACTACAGTCTTTCTCATTTGGTGACGCACAGCCCATCATGGACAGGCGCGACCTGTTGGACTGCATGGAGTGCGCCAGAAATGGCCGCTGGTATGAACCACCGATCAGCACCTACGGCCTAGCGCGAATGTTTGACGTTGCCGTGCATCATCAGTCACCGATACTGTTCAAGCGCAATGTCATCATGTCCTGCTACGAATCGCACCCACTGTTATCGCGGCAGGATGCCAACGCGTTTGTACTCGATTTTTTGGTGTTCGGTAATGCCTATCTGGAACTGAGAAAGAACCGTTTCGGCCAACCGCTGAAGCTAAAGCACACCCATGCCAAGTACACCCGACGCGGGGAGAATCTGGATCAGTACTGGTTTGTGACGTACTACGCCAACGATCACGAATTCGAGCCAGGCAGCGTGTTCCACGTTAAAAGCCCCAGCATTCACCAAGAGATATACGGCACACCGGAATATATGGCGGTAATCCAATCAGCGATGCTGAACGGTGAAGCCACGTTGTTCCGGCGTAATTACTACATCAACGGGAGCCATGCAGGGGTGATCGTCTACCTCACCGATCCCATCACCAACAATGCTGACGTCGAACAACTGAAGAAGTCACTGAAAGATGCACGCGGTGGCGGGGCATTTAAGAACCTGTTTGTTTACGCGGCAGGCGGGAAGAAGGACGGCCTGCAAATCCTGCCGTTTAGCCAGATTGCGGCCAAAGATGAATTTACCGGTATTAAAGATGCAACCCGCGACGATATGTTAGCCGCGCACCGTGTACCGCCCAACTTAATGGGGATTATGCCGAACAATGCAGGGGGATTTGGTGACGTGGAGAAAGCCGCGAAGGTGTTCGCCATCAACGAACTAATGCCGATAATGGAAAGCCTGAAAGAGCTTAACGACTGGCTGGGGATCGAGGTACTTCGGTTCAAGCCTTATGCCCTGGCCGAAGGTGCAATGTAACCGCGAAAGTCATTCAAAACCATTCACCTAGCTACCAAACACAAGACCGGACAGCCGCAAGGTTGCCCGGTTTTTTCATGTCTGCATAAAAGCGCCTGAATGCCATTCTGAGCACCGCAACAGGAGAATGATGCCGCGATTGACCGAGATCGAGACAGAGCAATAGCGACGTGATGAGGATGCAGTAGCATATGAACCAGCATACCCCTCTTATCCCCCTCAGCGCGCGAGGGTTCCCCGCCACGCCCGCACACGAAAATAGCGCGTTTTTATGCAGTTGTGCATTAGGGACAAACCCGCGCCAGATCTGGCGCGGGAAGGGGGTAGTAGCATCAAAAAAATTGTGCATTGGTGTGCGGGCTTGTGCAGTGGAAACTGTAAAAAACTAAAAAATCGTGATAGGTTAATATGGCAATATTACCTATAGATAAGATCTCAACTCTATCTCATTACACTACATCTATGATTTTTTATGTTTTTAATTTCTATAAATAAAGGATGATTTTATGATACACACAAACCAAACTAGAATCTCAGTAGTTCAATATAAAATAAAAAGTATTTATAATAAAAATAACTTATCTGTAAATAATGGATTTGAATACTCTTTTTCATATTTAGTGAGAAAAATTTCCTACTTACAGCGTGCAGTTAACGATAATTCAAAGGATTCAATTAAAGTGCAGCTTATAAAGTCATTGTCATGGCTTTTTTCCCTTGCTAATTTGGAGAAAATAGATATAGAAAACTCATTCATAAGAAAATACCCTACTCTTTGCCCTTATTGTGTTTCATCAAGTTGTGTTTGTGGTGTTACGGATAAGTCACCCGTAGATGGAAGTTACTACGAAAAAGCAAAAGATAATTTAGTCTCAAATTATCATAGTGTTATTAATTCAGGGCAGGTTATTTCACTTGAAAAAGCTCTATTGATAATAACAAAAATATATCCTGCTAATGCGTTAATTTGGAAAACGCACGGTGTGTTTTTTGTTTTCTCTAAACTGTTAGAGGAAGTAGGCGAGATACATGAAGCCTATTCACGGTTGAAAAAACCACATGGTGTAGAGAATAAAGAAAAACTCATGAAGAATTTAGAGGAAGAGTTTGCAGATGTTTTCGTTTGGTTAATGTCAGTATGGTTTGTAACTCAAGGGAAAGAAAATATAACAGCATCTTTTGACAGTTACTACGAAATGGGGTGCCCAGTATGCTGTATGATGGAGTGTGAGTGTAATACGTATTCGGATAGAAAGCCGATTGATGATGAAAAGGAAAGTTTAATTTCTTTAAAGGAAGGTTTAGAGAAATTAAGGGGCGAAATAAAAGATAAAAGCGGTGAGGCTAATTTAATAATAGAAAAAACATTGTCATCTATCACTGTAGCTCTGGATGAAGATACCAACCTTTCGGTTAAAAGTGTAATAGCAGACACAAAAACAAAGTTCGAAAAACTTTCCGATGTGGTTGAGAGGACTGAAAATATGTCTTCAAACGGGATTAAGATATTTGAAAATATAGCGAAAATGATAGGTAATATATCCCAACTTGCAAGTTGAGCGTGCTCGGGGAAATGTAAGAATCATTAATCTTATATAATAAAGGCTAATTTTAAATACAATCTTCCTATAATAAAACTGTCTATGAATAATCGGTCGGTACAGTCGGTTATGATTGTGAAACTTCGCGTAACGCGGCGATGCGTTGTAGTAGCGTCGCCGCTCTATCCTGATATTCCACGTCTTTTTTCTTTTTCATCGGTGCGCGGTACAGACAACCGTCACCGCTAGCAATGTATGCATGACCTGCAATCGTGATCGCATTACCCGCTTCCAGCCGCCGCAACTCACCGGCGCTGATATCCCACCCCATTGAGCGGGCGAAATCGGCAACGCTGGCGCGCCAGTCGTCTGACCGTTTACTAACAGTCTGTTTTTCATTCTCTTTGTGGGGCTGAGTTGTGGACGAGTGTTCTTTATGTCGCCGATCCGGCGGCTGAGATCGAAGTCGATTGAGCAATCCACGCCGTTCCGTGTCGATCATGTGCTCAAAGTCGATAATTTCTTGCTCTGACGTACTGCCAATATCTCTATCGAGCGGCTCATTTTTGACTATTTTTTCGTCGCCCGTAGAGTTATTGACAGAACTCCAAGCGTCGCCGGTTGGCGACGTAACAGCCAAACCGCGCCCAGCGCTATCATTAGCGCCTGCGTCTACTGTCTGTTTTTTGCGGATTTTCCACTTAACGAGACGGGTGCAGATGCGCGATAGCTCGCCCAAGCGTGGCGAGAAAACACCAAAGATTTTTTCTGGCGTCTCGCCGTAGTCGTTTTGCTCGTCTGCGGCTTCATACGCTATACGCACGGTGTATAACTCGCGCGGTATAAGCACGCCGCCTTGCTTTTCGATGTAAGTAGCGAAACAACCTACGTCCGCAGATGCCAGCACGGCATCCATTGCCGGATCGGCTAACTGAGAAGCGCCGCGCTTGAAGGTTCCGGCTTCTTTCTGAACTGCCGTAAGCTGATTCGCTAGCTTTCGCAATTCGCGCCAGACTGTCACTGGCGGCAGGCCGAACGGCTGAAACTGCCGGATGTTATGTTGAGATGCCCAGGCCATCGCAAACTTTGCGGTTTCGCGCAGAGGCTTTCCGGTTTCGTTATCACGCTCACCGTCAAGCGCGTAGCCATCAATGTTTTTACTGATATATTTCGCCACGTATGCGGTGGCGCTACCCTTCTTCGGATCAAGACGCTTCGCTTTAAAGCGCGCACCGGTATTACGCCCCAGCTCAGCGCGGTCTAACGCTATGAAATATTCACGCAGAATTTCAGTGATTTCTTTCCGGTCTTCGGGCGGCATGAATAGCAATACGTGCCAGTGCGGCGTCGCATCGTGATGCGGTTCTGCAACGCGAAAACCATACGGACGCAGGCCGCGTCGGTTCAGTTTCGACATGGCCTTAGCCCACGTCTTGCATAAATAGCGCTGCGCCTGTCGAGGGGATGAGGTATCCCATTTGGGGTTATGGTGGCCGTTCTGAATTGTGGCGTGATAACGCGACGGGCAAGTTATAGTAAGAAAAACTCCCCCATCACCGCGCGATATTGCAACCATTTCAACGCCTGCCATTCGCGTCATCAGTTCGTGACGGCGAATAACCGGATTGCTAATGCTGGCGTACACCATGTTTTCCAGCGACGCGACGTTACCGTCTTCGTCGACGAGTTCATGCGCCTTAAAGAATTCGCGGTTTTTACGGCGTTGCTCTTGCCACTGGTTCAGTGCATCGATACTGACATATGGCATACGTTTCTTGTGGATCACGCCGATGGCGCGGAACTGGTTTTCTCGCCATTCGCAGCGCAAACGCCATAACTTACGTCCCCACCATTCGGGGCTGATGATGCGCAGAATGGCGGAGCAAATACGTTTTTTTGATTCGTCATCGCCAATGATCACGCCCCAGCACGGCGGCGTTATGCGTAGCGCCAGCATTTCACGGCCTAAATGCCAGAAAAGCGCCTGAATCTCGTCATTGGTCATATCAGCGGGCAATGTGCTGCCGCATTCGGTTTCAAACATTTCCGCGATGCTTGCTGCGATAGCGTGACCAGCGTTAATCGCTTCATGTTTCGTAAACTCTGCCAAATGCTGCCAGCGTGCGCGCCAGTAACTGGCAAGCTCTGAAGTAAAACCATCGCGCACACCTTGCTTGGCACGCACAGCATCAAGACGCAGCAGGGCTTTTTTCACGGTTCCCATGAAAAAGGCGCTGACGTGTCGCGGCTCGCGGTTGGCGCGTAGCCATTCTATTTTTTGCCTGTATGTGTCACGGATAAAAAACGGCTGTTCCAGCAAGCGCCCTTCAACACCTTCCGGCGTTTCCATCCAGTGTTGCAACATCGCGTGATGCTCGTCACGCTCAGCCTCTGCGAACTGTCGGCGCATCGTCAGTAACGTTGCATTAGGCTCGAAATAGTCCAGCCGCGCGACGGCATGATCGAAATCCAGATCGGAGAAAGCAGTACGCGATACCAGCCGTTTAAGATGCTGCTCTACGGCTGGGTGCGGTTCGGTGGCATTTGTGGCTGATGGGGGAAAGGAGTCAGCGATCTCGTGTGGTATGGAGATCGCTGGACGTGGCGCATTCCACGGATAGGCCCATTGTTCAGGCACTCAGAACGCCCCGCCATCGAACGCACCAGATGCAACCATTTCCTGATACGTTGCATCGCCCATGCATGGGCCACAATCAGGGCAGCAACCGCCGCCCGCACGCCCGCAGCCGTCACAGGTTTTCAGCACGCCGATCACTTCTTTTGCAGCACCGCGCGTGATGCCGTTTGCGCTGATAGATCGCTGAACCGCAATTTCATGAAACTGATAGTGTTGATAAATCTCGCGCGTGGCTGGGGTATCACTGTTTGAGATAACGACAGGTACACCGCGTGAGCGGTTTAGGTTCAGCAGCTGCGCCGCTAAATCTCGGTGATGGTCGATGGTGAATGCAGCGTGATGGTATTGCGTAAAATTGGCCGTATCGCTGGCTGGCAGATACGGCGGATCACAATAGATAACGCTGCTCTCGCTTATCGCTTGTGATGTTAGGGTTTCGCAGAAATCTGCCACGACAAAAAGGGCTTTCGTGTCATTGGCTTTTTCCGCAAACTGTTTTATTTCGACGAACGGTAAGTATTGAGTTTTATATTTCCCGTGGGGAATATTGAACTCACCGTTTTTGTTATATCGGCACATGCCGTTATAACCGTGTCGATTCAAATAAAGGAAACGGGCCGCTTGGAGCAATTTGAACGAGCTAGAGTAAGATAAACGAGTGTCGTTTCTGTTTGCCCAGTTAAATAATTCACGAGTTTCTAGATAGGCTTCTTTTGAGTTTCCATTTTTAAACATAAGCAGGACAGCATCCAAAAAATCGTCTGTCTGATTTTTTGCAACTGAATACATGTTAATTAAGTCGGCATTGATATCAGCTAATACATAATGGCGAAAATCTGTATTTAGGAACACCGACGCGCCGCCGACGAACGGCTCTATAAGAACATCACCTTTGGGCAGGAGCGGAAGCAAATCCGGCAGGACGCGGGTTTTACCCCCCGCCCATTTGATGAACGGGCGGATCATTTCGGCACCCTCGCGTTTATCACCTGCTCTAAGCGACAAAGTAGCGCCTTTTGCATATCGGCGGCAGAACGTGGCGCATTGGGCTGTTCTAAGCCAGCGAAGAAATCAGCAATCTCACTGAATATCAGATTGCTTAATGGCTCATGTAGATTTTTGCTGTACTCCCATTTGCCATCAGGGGAAATTAATGCACCGCCTGATCCCCCGTTTCCTGATCACGAAAAACAGCGGGGCCAAGTGGGTGCATAATTTCCTGATTAATGCGGGCTAATAGCCCTCTATAGCTCAGTTCATTCCAATCAATCCAGCCGAAGCCGCATGATTTCTCCGGCTTATTAGCGACCAGCCGAGACATAACAGCAGCAACCAATGCTGCCTGGTTAATAGCATCATGCAATGCATTGTGCTGCGTGCCTGTGAATGGTCGAGCGTCAACACCCAGCGCACGACCAACTTCTTTAATCGTCCTGACGTCCTGCTCATTCCAATATTTCCACGGAATATCGAAACCCAAACGCTCAAATTTCGACTTCATAATAACTAAGTCAAACGACGGGCTATTCGCCCATACTTTTAATGATTTCAGGTTGTCTGCGTTATCTGTCAGCCAGTCACTGAGATCACTGACTGCGCGAAAAATTATGGTGGCGTCGGCGTCATCACATATTAATTCAGCGCGAGCCTCTGAGGACTGACGCAGCCACCATTTGATAGTGCCGCCGTCCGGCACCGCGCCGTTCAGCATGTCGTTTTCAAAATCGACGCGGCAGTAAAACTGTTCACCCAGTTCACCCGTCTTAGGGTTGAAGAACACGGCACCAATGGAAGCAATCGGCGCGTTAGGGTTCGTCCCCATTGTTTCAATATCAATCATGACGTGGTTCATGCAATGATCTCCTGTGACGAGTGCTCGAAGCGTTCTGCCTCTTTGCGCAGCAGTTCGATAACCTCTGCGGCGGAATACTCTTTTTTTTGCGCATGGATAGACAGCGCGGCCAGACGCAAGGAAAACCCTAAATGCTGGTCTTTTCTTTCTTCCTGACGCGCTTTGTTCAGCAACTCAACAAGCGCGTTATCACTCGCCACTTGCATTTGTTTAACTTCTGCATTTCTCATCGTGATTTCCTTTTTTCAGGTAATAGAAAGCCCGGCGGGTTTACGCCTTTAAAAACTGGAGTTATTAAAGTTAAAGAGTTAAATGTTTGGGGAATAAACTCACAACTGCTTTAAGTTTATTCATCGCTTTAATCAGCTTTGCTTTTTCTTCAGTTGTCAGTTCATTAAATTTCATGTTATGCCGTTCCTTATCAATATCTGCTAATTCAAATATCGCTGACAGTACGCGCATATTTTGATGATAATCGTCGTCTATCTTGTCCCGCATATCGTCAATAAAGCGGCACATATCTTTTTCACTGTTTGTGTTGAAGTGTTTTCCCCTCAGCATTGCGATGTGGTTCAGCCCGTCAGTTCTGGCCGCTATACTGAGCGGAACGGCGCGGGCGGCTTCGGTATTAGCCATGACGGTTACGCCGCGATACCCATCAAGCGGGCGAACCAGCGGCGCTTTTTAGGCGCTGGCATGTAGGGCTTTTTGCTCCACGGTGCAAAATAAGCCTGCTCGGGGGTTGGCTGGAAACGCTGGCCGTTTGGTAATTCCAGCCAGCCTTTATTATCTTGCGGGGATGGTGATTTTTCTTTTAATAAACGCGCTATGCTAATCATGCGGAATTCCTCATGCCGTGCAGTTCGTTGATATAACAAGTCGCTTGCACTAATGCATCAAATAGCCCAAATGACTGATCGCCCTGACTCACGCGATAACGCGTTATCGGGTTAGTTGCTGTTCTTGGGCAGCGAGTAATAGAGAAGCCGCGATAAACGCTGGTATGTTCGCTGACTTTAATTAATGCATGATCAATACCTGAAAATACAAGCATTCCCGTTTTCATTCTTTATCCTAAAATTTCAAATTCAGGGAGTTTCTTTAACTGCTTGATGACTTTTTCATACGGTATGTTTACTGTTATTCTTTCCCCATCAATAAGTTTTATTAACGTTTCCCCATTAGAATACCGAGAGCGCTTAGAAGGACCTACATCTTCAATCGTCTTTATTTCATCATAAGGAATACAGCAACCAGTATTGCCTTCACCCTTGATGTTGATAAATTTCTTCGCATTAGAATTTGTTTTGATTTCTGTCATGATTAAATTTCACTATTGGTTATCGCATCCCGAAGCATGGCGATTAAATTAACCTCGACTTTCTCCATTCGCGCTTTTTTAGGCCGAATGATTATCCGTCCATCAGAAACCATTCCTTCGCAGGTACGTAATGGAATCCCCGTCATTTCTGAATATGTTTTTAATGAAACATATGGAGTAGGGACGGTGATATTAATGTTTAATGCCTTAGCCATTTCACCACCTACTATCCTTGTGCGTTAAAAGATTCCAGTCCCCGCAGAAACACCAGACGGGCCATGCTTGAAAGTGAGCGGCTTTCTTGTGCTGCCAGTGCCGCCAGTTTGTTGCGCTCATCGTCCGATAAGCGCATTGGGGTGGGGTTTTTGGACGCGATACCACGCGGTAAACGCGATCTCTGATCATGATTTTCTTGTGTCATAATGGTATGTTGTGATCCACTAAGTTCCTGTTCAACACAATCTAGTGAAGAAAACTTCCTATGTCAACTTCGAAAGAGGAATTTTTATTCCTTATTGGTGGGCGTTTGCGCGAAGAGCGGGAAACGATTGGTAAAAGTCAGAGTGCAATTGCAGAAGAATTAGGCACGACAACAAGGACTTGGGGAAAATACGAGCGTGGTGAAACTGCGCCTGATGGTGCAACGCTTGCTTTTCTTAGTGAAAATTACGGCATGGATACTTTGTATATCCTCACTGGAAAAAGAACCCCTGACCTTGGTGACATTTCTAATGACGAATTAGAACTGATCAAAATCTATCGCGCTGCACCATTGGCGATAAAAGCTGCCGCCTTAGCCGCGTTGACGGCGGGTAGTTCTGCAACAGCATCGATAAACGTAACGGGTAGCGGCCAGCGCGTAGCGGGCAGGGACTATCACGAAGGCAAGAAGTAGCGAAGCATCAAGGATGTAATGGATGACCGTAGAGGCTCAAGGGGATAATAATCGGGTCGCAGGACGTGATTATTACGAAAAAAATATCAATATTGCTGCACCAGAATCTAAAGAAGATTTGCGCCCATTGGTTAGCGCACAGCGTTCCCAATTAAACCAGTTGGTGAAAGATATTGCGGAAGCAGGGCGTGAAGATGTGCGTTTTGTTTGGCGTCGCTTACATGCTGAGCTTGGCGTTAATGGTATTGAAGAAATCACCATCAGCCAGTATTCCACGGCGCTAAGTTTCCTGAATGCATTACATGATCGCAGTCGGGAAAAAGATGCTAATAAAAAATTAGTGTCCCAATTATTAAGAAGCACACAGCAGAACGAATTACGCGAACAGCTTACGAGGTTCTGTCATATCAATTTTGGTACGAGCCGGTTAATCGATTTAACCCGTCCCCAGCTTCAACAGGCTATGGGATGGCTGGATGAGCGGCAGGGCAGACCTACACCCAACGCATCACCCCCAAAAGTGCAGACGTGGCAAGATGCGGTAAATACCCTAAAAGCAGAACCACGGATTTTTGGCGCAGTGCTGGCGGCGGGGATCGTGCTGGGGATGTTGTTGGCGCATTGATACATAGAAATTATTTCTTATTTTATTTTTAATCAAATGGAGTCTTTGATGAATAAAAAATACCTTTTAACAGCAATGTCTTTTTTATTATGTAGTGGTTCTTTTGCAGCAGAACTAAACCTCAGTAATGATGAAATATTAGCCTGCAAATCAATTGGTGATAGCAAACAGCGATTAGCCTGTTTCGATAAAGTAGATAAAAAAGCTGATGCACCTGTTAGCCAGAAAAATGACGCAAATGATGATAGTAACCCTACTGGCGATGTTGGGAAGTGGGTCATTAATAAAGAGCAGTCATCTTTAGATGATTCATGGAATGCTTATGTTTATCTGGAGGCGGAAGAACCAATTCGAGGAGCATTTGGGCAACCAATTGTCCCCACGCTTTTTCTCACTTGCAGAGAAGGAAAAACAGACTTGTATGTTGGGTGGGATTCATACCTCGGATTGAATGAAACACAAATGACCTATCGGATAGATTCAAAAAAAGCAGTAACCAAGTCATGGACGATATCCACTAATAATAAATCAGCATTCTATGCAGGGAAAACAATCAGTTTCATAAAAGAACTTATGAGTGGTAAATCATTTTATACAACCGTTATTCCTTATGGCGAAAGTCCGGTTGCTGCACGTTTTGATTTAGTGGGTTTATCCGAAGCAATTAAGCCTCTACGTGGTGCATGTAAGTGGTGATTATTTTAAATCCCGAAGAGCAATATATATGACAGATAATAATAGATCTCCCCTAGAGTTAGATGAAATTTTTGCAACTCAAACTCTCAAGAGAGAGCGAGCAGAAGAAAAATTAAAAGAACGATTAATGAAAGTTACGCCCAAGTTGTTTGCAGAGTTCCTCTCTGCAAAGGGCGCTGCACAACACTGTTTGTCATGCGGTTCTTCGGCATTATCTGTTCCTGAAAGTGGATCACTTGGTTCTGCCGATTTACCAGAAAATGCAAGTGAGCTATCACCAGAAGAGCTAGTAAAATCCATAAATGTTCTGGTCACGCGTTATGTTACCTATCGATATGTTGATCCAACTGCCTACCCCAGACCATCCAACTGCGAATACCGAGTTTCTTGCATAAACTGTGGTCACGTAAGTTTTTACCGAGTTTATCCGGTTCTTAAATGGATCGAAAATAGTGATAAGGAGGCTGACGATGAATAAGGATAATAATAACAAGGTTGTACAGCTTCGTGATGCACCGTTACCTTTTGCTGATAGAATGAAAGAAAGTGATAATGGCGGTAGTGGAGGTGATGGTATGGATGAGTTACTGAAACGAGTAGCTAAAGCGGAAGACAGCATTGCTCAGATAAAAGTTGATCTAGCTAAGCTATCAGTACGCTCGGAAGAGTTTGCAACCAAAAGCGATCTACAGAAAGAAATGTCGTCTATCCATAAAGAAATTTCTGCACAAACAAAATGGATTGCTGCGACTATCATCGGCACAGCAGGTATAGCTTTAGCTGTGGCGCGTTTTTTGTTCGTCTAGAATATGGCTGTAAGCAAACTCTCCTCCGGCAAATGGCTTTGCCAGTGCTTCCCTTATGGTCGTGATGGTAAACGTATCCGCAAGCAGTTTTCCACCCGTGGTGAGGCACTTTCCTATGAGCGCCGCCTTATGGCCGATAAAAAAGGCATTGATACCACAACCAGTAACATCACTCTGAAAGATTTGGTTCAGCGTTGGTATGACATGCACGGCAAAACTCTGTCATCCGGTGATTCCCGTTACACGAAATTACTCGCCATTTGTGAACGCTTGGGCGATCCGTTTGCTATCGACGTTGATAAAAATATGTTTGCCGTTTACCGCGAACGACGCCTTAAAGGTGAGTGGAATCCAAAGGGTAAAGCCGTTCTGAAAGAAGCGACGGTCAACCGTGAATACTCTTACCTGCGTGCTGTATTCTCCGAACTGAAAAGGATGGGGGAGTGGGATAAAGAAAATCCGTTGGATGGCATACGGCAATTCAAAGAGGGTGATCAGGAACTGGCATTTCTCTATCCAGAAGAAATAAAGCGCCTGCTGGCTGCGTGTGATGAATCAGACAATAAGGATTTGGGTATTATCGTTCGCTTGTGCCTGGCTACCGGAGCACGGTGGAGTGAAGCACAGGATTTAAAGCAATCTCAAATCCTGCCAAACCGTGTCACGTTCACCAAAACGAAAGGCAACAAGAACAGAACGGTGCCAATTTCTGAGAAGATGCGCAGCTTGCTGCCTAAAAAACGTGGGGCGCTTTTCACCCCAGCTTATGAGTCTTTCAAGTACGCCATTAAACGGGCTGGCATTGAATTACCGAGCGGGCAGCTTACCCACGTTTTACGTCACTCATTCGCATCACACTTCATGATGAACGGCGGAAACATTCTGGTACTGCAACAGATTTTAGGTCACAGCACTATCACTATGACGATGCGTTATGCCCACTTTGCGCCCGATCATCTGGATGCGGCTGTTACCCTAAATCCATTCGATTCATTAGAAATAGATAAGTAATCATATCGCTGCCATTGTCAAATTTGATGGCAGCAAAAACGAGCGTAGCGCAATATTCCGTACAATTCCGTGATTGCAACTCGTTGATATCATTTAACCTATTGTTTTATTTAATGTGGTGTAACTTTTTAAAATCCCTCGGCGTTCGCGCTGTGCGGGTTCAAGTCCCGCCCCGGGCACCATTGATAAATCAATAGACGTCAACCGACGTCTATTTTTTTGCCTAAAACCCACGGTTTTACTGGCTTTCCCTTCATTCCATACTCTCCCAACGTCAACGCAATTCAACCTACATCAACTTGCTTGTGAGTATACATCTGAGTATATATGTTGGTTCTATCTTGCTCTGTATACTCACCGTAAGCACCAATGAGGATATTGATAATGGCTCTGACCGATATCAAAGTGCGTTCGGCAAAACCAGAAGAAAAAGAGTATTCACTGACTGACGGTGATGGGATGTTTCTGCTGGTTCATCCCAATGGTTCCAAATACTGGCGGCTGCGCTTTCGTTTTGGTGGCAAGCAACATCTCATGGCATTAGGTGTTTATCCTGAAGTCTCTCTTTCTGAAGCGCGTCAGAAACGGGATGAAGCTCGGAAACAGGTTGCTGCGGGCATCGATCCCCGCGAACATAAGAAAGCGGTAAAAGCCAAACAGGAAGAGGATGAAAAGACCTTCGAAGTTGTGGCTCGCGCCTGGCACGCCGACAATAAGAAATGGTCTGAATCCCATGGCGAACGTATCCTGAAAAGCCTGAGCGACAATATTTTCCCCGCTATTGGCAGCACACATATCGCAGATTTGAAAACACGCGACTTACTGGCACCGATCAAAAGCGTTGAACGTTCAGGACGCTTGGAAGTTGCTAAGCGTCTAAAACAACGTGTGACCGCCATCATGACCTATGCCGTACAAAATGGACTGATTGACTACAATCCGGCGCAGGATATGGCAGGGGCAATTATGCCCGGCAAAGTTGAACATCGCCCGGCATTAGCGCTTGAACGCTTGCCTGAACTTCTTGGCCGGATTGACGGTTATAAAGGTCGTGAATTTACCAAGTGGGTTATTAACCTCTCCCTACTGATTTTCATTCGTTCCAGCGAACTCCGTTTTGCCCGCTGGCCGGAAATCGACTTTGAACGCGCTTTGTGGACGATTCCCCCAGAACGTGAACCAATCCCCGGAGTGAAGTTCTCCGAACGCGGTTCAAAAATGCACACGCCACACCTTGTCCCACTGAGCCGTCAGGCGCTGGAGATCCTTAAAAAGATCAGAGAAGTGAGTGGGCATTGTGAGCTGGTTTTCATTGGCGATCATTCGTCGCGAAAACCTGTTAGTGAGGGGACAGTAAACAAAGCGCTGCAAACCATGGGCTACGACACCAAAACGGAAGTATGCGGTCATGGCTTTCGCACCATGGCCTGTAGTTCGTTAATTGAGTCAGGGTTGTGGTCTAGGGATGCTGTGGAACGGCAGATGAGCCATCAGGAGCGTAACGGTGTCCGAGCAGCGTATATTCATAAGGCGGAGCATCTGGATGAACGCAGGCTGATGCTGCAATGGTGGGCGGATTTTCTCGATGCGAACCGGGAGAGGGCGGTGAGTCCGTTTGAGTTTGGAAAACTAACGACTGTTTAA